CAGCCAGCGCTTATAAACCGGGTGGCAGACCTGGAAGATGAAAACCGAATGCTGATACTGCTCGCACTTGCGGCGGAACTCCAGCAGGCCGGCGCGGATCGAAGAGTAGTTGATCCCCGACAGGTCGCCGCTGATCTGATACTCGGCAAGCCCGGCGCCGCTCGAAAACGCCTGCAGGCACGTCCGAATGAACGATTTGAAATCGCCGCTGTCCTTGGCCTCGGCGAACGACACCTCTTCGCCGAAGTTCAGCACCTGGAACGTGCCGGGTTCGAGCTTGCTGATCTGCGTCCCCGGCTCCGTCTGGCCCGGCCCGTTCTGATATTGGTCCGGGGGGATGATCGGATTGTCCGGGCTGGCCTGCGTGATGAACCCGGTGATCATCGCCGCGAGTTTCTTGCGGACGATCTCGGCGTCGGTGTACTGCTCCAACTCGTAGAGCTTCGCGATCACCGATGTCAGCCACGGCTGCCCCCGGAACTGGCCGGCACGAATCGGCTTGTAGACGTGCAGCACCTCGGTAGCTGGCACGCGCTCCACCGACAACGCTTCCATCGGGAAGAACATCGTTTCGCCCGGATGCGCTTTCCAGAAGTGGTACGCCGCGCGCCGTCCGTCGGTCTGAAATTCGATGCCGCACCGGACCGAGTTCTTCGGCGGCATCTGCTCAATGGCAGTGCGCCACAGCGGCAACTGCTCGGCTTCAATGAGTTGCAGTTGCAGCGGAACCGTGAGGCCTTCCTTCGGCGAGCGCGGCCGGAACCGGACGAAGCACTCGCCGGCCTCCATGACCTCGCGGGCAATCACCATCTGCTGGCCGTAGAAATCCGTCTGGCCCGAGGCGGGATTCCGCGGGTCGTACTCGACATCGCATTCGCGAGTCCATCGGTTCCACTTCCTGGTGATCAGGTCGCGGATCTTATCGTCCGGATGGTGAGGCACCAGGCGAATCCCACGCCCGATCGCATTCGCCACATACGAATCCACCGCCGCAGCCGCCCACGCACTGTTGCGAACCGCGTCCCGGTTCCGCGCCTGCAACTCCAGGCCATGCGAAAACAGGAGCGTGTTGAGGCCGAGAAATGGAGGATTCCATCCGATGCCGCGACGCCCGCGCCCCGCGGCGTCGAACGGGAACGTCCCCATCGCGCGGGTGCGCGGCACGCGCTGAACGGGGATCGGCATCGGCTCGTGCCCGGCCTGGCGGGCGAGCGTCATCAACGTTTCAATTGGCACGGCGATTTAGTGGCCCCAACCGTTCGTCGTGTAGATGCGCACCTGGCGCACTTGCTGCGGCCCGGACTGCTGGGCGATGTCATTCAGGATCAGATTTCGAAGCTTCAAATAGTCATCCACGGAATCGAATTCGAACTCACGATCCTGAAAGCGGACACGCCTCGCACCCTGCTTGCGCGCGGCGTCGAGAGCATCGAGGTCGGACTGGGTGAATGCCATTAGAGATCCATCCTGAAGCGCACCCGGTTACGCGCAGGCGGCGTCCCATCCGTGCGCCGTTGCTGCGCTGGTTTCACTTCTTTCACCGGAGGGGCGCCGACCCGGCGCTCGAAGTCGGCCCAGTGCTTCTCCTGGAAACGATCAATGCCGATCCGGCCTGCCGCTGCGCGCGCATACACGCGGCAATCGAGCGCTTCATTGCGCTCGCGCATCTTCTGCCATTCATGCCGCCGGTAGCCTTTGACGAGCTTCGTCACCAACTGCTCGGCAGTGATCTGTTTGAAGTACTCCTCGCTGTACTTCGGAAAGTGGCAGTAGCCTGCTGGGAACGGCACACCGCCGGCAAGGTCCTCGTCGGTGGGCCGCTCGAGGCGCAGCCAGCGGTACAACTCTTCCTTCGCCATGCCGGAGTTGACCGGCCACACGCGAATACCGCGTTTGATTTTGGCGCCCAACGGGCCCACGTCCACGGGCGAAGCCGCCCCGAGCAGCGCCGGTGCGCGTGAATCGCCTTTGATCACTAGCACGCGCCCGCCCTGCCGCCGCGCCCAATGGTAGACCTCGGTGGTCGCAAATCCGGAGTCGATCGCGAGTTGCATGATGGGCAACTCCAGCCCCGACGCGGTCGTGAAGGTTTCGTTCAGCAGGCCGGTGAGTTTCTCCCACACCGCCGGGCGCGAGGTGTCGCCTTCGAACACGCGGTAATCGACCGACCACGATTCCTTCCCACGGCCCCAGGCGGCGATCTCGACCTCGATGCGGTCCTTCTGGACGTCCGCGCCCGCCGTAAGGAACAGACCGCCGCGCGGGACCAGCCCGATCTTGTAGTCCTCGCGGCGGTCGTAGAGCTTCTGCCAATCCGGAGCTTCGCCGAGCTGGGTCCAGGTCTCGCCCAGCACGGTGTTGACGAATACCTGCAGCAGCGAGGAGTTCTTCTGGGCCTGCTCGAACTGCTTGGCGGCGTCGCCCCAGGAGAACCAGCCAACCGGGCTGTAGAGGCTGGAGATGTGAAAACCCGCCGTCTTGCCATCGCCCTTCGTGCCCGCGCGCCACTCGCCCTGAGCCAGCATCCAGTGCTTCTGGTGGTTCTGGATCTCCTGGCCGCAATGCTCGCAAACGTAAACCGCCGCCTGCGGATTGCCCTTTGGCCACCGGAGTTGCGCGAATTTCAGAACCTGGAAATCGCGGCAAGTCGGGCACGGCACGAAGTACCTGCGCCGATCGCTCTCTTCATACGCCGCCTCGATCCGGCTCATGCCGGTGATCTTGGGCGTCGAGCAGAGGAACACCTTCCGCCTGGCGAACGTGCGCGTGCGGGCCATCGCCAGCGTGATCGGGTCGCCCTCGCCTTCCACATCGCCGGGATAAGCGTCTACTTCGTCCAGGAACAGATACCGCGCGGCCATCGACCGCAGGCCGACCGCACTGTTCGCGCCGGTCATCACCAGTACGCCACCCGGAAAATCCTTCGACAGGACCGTGTTGCCGGAGTCGCGCGACCGTGGATCGCGCACGAGCTTCCGCAGAACCTCCGACTCCTCGATCAACGGGTCGATGCGCTGTTTCGAGTTGCGCTTCGCCATCTCGACGGTGGGCTGAACCGCCATCATCGGGCCCGGTGCCTGGTGGATGATGTAGCCCATCCAGTTGTTGCCGCACTCTGTGCCGCCTATCTGCGCGCCCTTCATGAACACCGTGCGCTCGATGGGCGACATCGGCGAGAGGCAGTCCATGATCTCGCGCAGATAAGGCGTCCGCTCCGTGCGCCAGCGACCGTGCTCGGCCGACGCCCGTTGCGAGAGCCAGCGATAGCGGTCGGCCCACTGCGAGATGGTGAGCAGCGGGTCCGGGCGCGCGCCGGCCGCGGCGGCGGCGGAATAGATTTGCTCAGCCGTTAGCGTCGGCGAAATCATTCAGGGCCTTCCGAATCTCAACCGTGAGAGTTTCATGCACCTTGGCGGCTTCACTCTCGGCGGCAAGCATCGCGGCGAGGCGGTCGGGAAGATTGAGCATCGCGTCGCGGAACTGCCGGAACTTGTTGTAAGCGGCTACCTGGACCTCATCCCCGGAAACGAGGTGCGCTATTCGTTCCTCGTATTCGATCTTGGCGAGTCGCGCCTGGTAGTGTTCCCGCACGGCCCGCGCCTTGGTGTACTGCGACGCGCCGAAGACTTCCCCGTCCTCGTCTGCCTGGCCGCGCCGGTCGACCGCTGGCGCATGAGTCTGCGTGTTGCGGGCCCACTCTTCGTCTGCCACATCGGAGTCGATTTGCCCGGTAGGCAAGGTCGAGATACGGCCTGTCTCGATGGCCTTCTGGACGGTGCTTACAGAAACGCCACGCTGCCGGGCATAGGCCCGCTGGCTCATGATCGCCATGAAAGAATTCCCAAACTTTCCGCTTGCCTTCCGGGGCGACCGGAGTGATGAATCGTCATGCGCGGATCACCCGCCGAAAGGAAAAGCACCCCGATGACGAACGCAGAAGCTACCAAGACCACCGAAACCGCCGCCGTTGCGGAACACGGCGCGCAAGTCGCGCCGGAGAAGGCCACCTCGAAGAAGGCTGCCAGCCAGAAGAAGGGCGCGCCCAAGGCCAGCAAGGGCGCGAAGAAAGCCGCCAAGCAAGCCAAGGCCGCGCCGAAGAAGCAGGCCAAGGAGAAGACCACCAGCAAGAAGGCACCGAAAGCGAAGGAGGCCGCGGTGCCGCGCGAATTCTCGAAAAAGAGCATCGTCCTGGACCTCCTGCGCCGCCCCAAGGGCGCGACCATGGCCGAGATCGCCAAGGCCACCGACTGGCAGAACCACTCGATTCGGGGCTTCATCAGCGGAAACCTCAGCAAAAAGATGGGCCTCACGGTCGAGTCCGGCAAGAACGAGGCAGGCGAGAGGACGTACCGGATCGCGAAATAGGCCCTTGCACGCTCCGCTCCAAACCAGCCGCCTGGAAACGGGCGGCTTTCTTGCGGGCGGCGCGATTATTCCCTTGCCTTGTTGGCGCACCGGAGTGATGAATCGTCATGTACGGAGAACGCAGATGAAAGCCACCACCACCAAGAAGCAAAGAGCCACCACCCCAGGATTCGCAATCCTAATGACGGACGACACGGAACTGGGCCTCGCGACGCTGATCGCGGAATCCGAAGAAGGCCAGTATGAGCCCATCGGCGTAGTCGTAAGCATCAACGAGGCGCGCGAGATCGCACAATGCGACCTCCGGAACAGGATGAAGAAACTGGAGCGCGGCGGCGATCCCGGCCTTTGCCCCTACTGCTACAAAGTCTGGGCGCAAGGACTCGAAGGCGGCTACCGCGTCGCCGCCGAATTGCTGGCGTCCGGCCTGTAGAAGAAGGCGAACACCAACGTCACTCACCGCCGCCAGCGTCCTGCTGGCGGCTTTCTCTATTTGGGCGCGTCGTCCGCAACCGGCGGCAGCAACGCCACCAGGAACTCCGCGATGCAGGCCTTCCAGGTGTTCCCGACGTGTTCATCCATCACATCGAACGGCGCGGCGGCTACATCGACGCCAACCGAACGGGCGATCTCGATCAACGAAGCGAAGGACCGATCCGCCAACGTCTGCAGGTGCGGCGCCACGCGCGGATCGTCACAACGATCAGACCACTGCGATTCCATTCGAAGCCTCCAGAGTTTCTGTCGCCACCGGATGAGCTACCACCTCGGTCCCTCCAACCAGATCGTTGAACGCGCGGCCGGAGTCGGCGTGCCGCGCGAAGTCGCCCGTGTAGTCCTGCCAGCGACGAACCGCTACGTCGCAGTACTTCGGGTCCAGCTCAATCACGCGCGCCTGCCGGTTGGCGCGCTCGCACGCAATCAACGTCGTTCCGCTCCCGCCGAACGGGTCGAGGATCGTGTCGCGGGTCTTGCTGCTGTTCCGCAGCGCGCGCTCGACGAGTTCCACTGGCTTCATGGTCGGGTGTTCCAGGTTCGCCATGGGCCGCTTGATGAACCACACGTCGCCCTGGTTCCGGTCGCCGCACCAGAAGTGCTGCGTCCCGTCGCGCCAGCCGTA